TATGTGATTTATCCATGTTAATAATTCTCATACCATCTGGTTCAAATGTTATATTTGTTTCTAATAAAATATCTTTTAGAGCTGTCATAAGTGTTCTAAAAGGTGCTATTTGAACAGTTTTAATAGTTAAAACATTTCCTTCAGTTTGTGAAATAACTTGGTTTTTGTTTACGAATGATGACATTATATTAAATTTTATTTAACAATCTTTAAATACTTATGTTTTAAATTGTTTAAACGCAATTTATTTATTTATATTTTTACTTTTGGAACTCTTCTTGTACCATGACCGTGTTTTACCTTTGCTCTCCTTGCTAGAATTAGTGCTTTTGAATTTTCTCTACAACCTTTTTCTAAAATATTAAAGTCAACAGCAGCCGCTTTACCTGATGTAATAGCGCTAGCTAAACGTGCTATCCCCCATGATTGTGCTGTTTGATTAGGCCTTGAACCAGATGAATAATAAGCACCAGCTCCTTTATTTATAATTTTTGCTAAAGCAGATTTATCACACCCAGTTGCTTTGGCTAATTCATCTGTAGCACCTATTTTATCAACATGATACAAATTTTCTGCCTTTATAATGTGGTTTGATTTTTTTGATTTAAATGAGGATACTTTTGGTCTTGAATGATATATTCCTTTTTTATAAAGTCGCCTAGATTTTATTAGCTCTTTACTTTGTTTTTTTCTATCTTTTCTTGTTAGTAATCTTGGCAAATATCTTAGGTTTATTTTCATATATTATATAATAAAATTAAAATTAAATTTTATATAATATTAATTTTTATGTTAAACATTTATTTTTGTAAAACTATATTGGCTGTGTAGAACTTGCCTGATAAACATCATTAGCACTTTTATATAAATTTTGCGCTGAATTAATTCCTTTTTTAGCTGATTTATAAGTATTATAACCTCTATATGCTGCCGAAATAGGAGCGCCTGTTGCTACATTTATACCAAACATTGCTCCATGTTTAGCTGTATTATATGAATGTGTTTTTAAACCTTGTAAATTTTGTTGTACTTCTGGATTATTATATACATTTTTTGCTGTTGAATATGAAGCTTTCGCTTTTTGTTGTCCTGTTGTATAATATTGATTTGCAGATTGAACACCAATTGCTTTTAAGAATCCACCATTCTGAACAACTTCTTGAGTTTCAAGTGGAGGAGATGTTGGCGGGCTTGTTTTTTGTATACTTTGTTGTAATTGAGAATTTAAATTAGACAATACGATTAATTGTTGTTGTACTTCTGGATCATTTTTTATTTTTTCTAATATTTGTTTCATTTGTAAATATTGAGCTTCAATTTCATTATATTGGTTCATTAATGTATTATATTGATTTCTAGCATTTAAATACATAGCATATAAAGTTTGAGCATTTTGACTAGCAGAATTATAAGTTTCCATAAATCCAGCACCTGAATAAGTTTTTCTCGTTCTATTTTTTCTCGTTCTAGTTTTTCTCGTTATATTTTTTCTCGTTCTATTTTTTCTAAATTTGTTACTTTTATTTATTTTTTTACGCAATGAATGTTTCATATAAATTATGTATATTAAATTTATTTTAAATATAATATTAAATAGTAAATATATTTTCACGCTAGTTTTCTTAACTAAAATAGCGATACTTTAAGTCTTAAATGATATATACCTTTTTACTAGATTTCATTAGTTATTTTCCTTGTCTTTTAATTGTCAATCTTTTAGGTAAATATCTTAAATTTATTTTCATATATAGTATTTATATAAATTTTATATATAAATATTATATATGTCGTGTCCCGTTTTAACGAATAAGGATATAGAACTTATTGGTTCATATAAGGAAGATATCGCAGAAATTCAGTCGTATGGTCTACCTGATGAATATTTAACTGAATGTGGTATTAATGATAAAAAAACCGGAGGAAACAGAAATAATTTTACTGATATCCTAGTTAAAATAATTGTATTTATTTTAACTGCTTCAGCAGCAGGAGCTTCAAGTGCGTTGTTTTTAACTGTTATACCTGAAAACTGGCAGATGTACATAATATCAATTGTTAATGGAAGTATTAGTTTGCCTGTATGTAGAAGTACTACAGATTATGCTTTAGGTATGGCACAAAGTTTTTTAAATCCTTCTATGTCTTGTTCTTATAGAGCTCGAATGTTAGAACAAGGAATTACAAGAATCCAGACGGCAGTCGGTGTCATTACTGGAATAAGTGCTGCTACTCTAGAAGATAAAGTGAGAGCCTTTATTACTGGAGAAAATAGACAATCTATTCAAGATTCATCTTATAGTTATAAATTAGGACCTAATTCATACAGTACTGGTCGTAACAGTGGCGGTAAAAGAAAATCTAGAAAAGCTAGAAAATCCAGAAAATCTAAAAAAGCTAGAAAATCCAAAAGATATTAAATGTTTTTTATATTATTTCAATCATAATATATTTAAAAACATAATTTTATTACTTAATTAATGGCAGAAACTAAATGTAATGATTGTTTATTGACAGTTGAAAAATTATATGAAAAATATAAAGATAATGAATATATGCTACAAAGAATTTATAATCATATTTCATTATATTTACCAAACACGCTTGAAAATGAAGCTAAAAATCACGAGAGAAGACATAATTTAAACACATATCTTTCCGAAGAACAACAAATATTTATACAGATTTTTTTAAGTAAAAATAATTATTATTATTTACCAAGTAATAATTTTTATTATAAATACAATGGTAAGGATTATTTTATTGTTAAAGAAGATGAAATAATTCATAAACTTCTCTCTACCATCTCTAAAGAAAGAGTACTTTTACAGTGGAAACATAAAACAAAGATGAATATTATTAAACAAATTAAGGATAGAAATTTATTTACATCAACTCCTGAAACAGATACTATACAAAATATTTTAAACGCACTTTATCCCTCTATATTTTCCAGTAAAAATACAGCTAAATATTTTCTTACCATAATAGGTGACAATATATTGAAGAAAAATAACGATTTGATATTTATTATTAGTCCTAAAATGAAACAGTTTTTAGATGAACTCGATGTTGTAGCTACCTCATCTATTGGAAACAATAATATTTCTTTCAAATTTGTAACCAAATACCATGAAAATCATTCTTTTAATAATTCTAGATTAATTAGAATTAATGAAAATTATTCAAATGAATATTGGAGAGAAATACTCAAAAAAATTGGCTTGAATTTGTTGTGTGTAGCAGTTCATTATTCAAACAGATATAATAGCTCTGATAATTTTCTTAATACAGGGGGTGATGAAGAACTAAACAATTATGTCTTTACATTAAAAAATACTACTCAAACTGATTTGGTTAATAAATTTATGGATGAATATATTGAAAAAACTACAAATGAATATAAGGTAGAATGGAAAAATATACATTTCATTTGGAAGCAATTTCTCTCTAGTTATAATTTACCAAATGTTATTTTTTCCACTTCTCTAAAGAGTTTTCTTAAAACATCTATCGAATTTGATGAAGAATCTGATTCATTTATTGGAATAACAAGCAAGCATTTACCTCTATATAAAAATTTTATTGATTTTTGGAATACTACAATTACTTCAACTAATTCTCAAGAGTTTGAAAATGAAATTGAAATTGATGAAATTAGCTCTTTATTTAAACTATGGTGTAAAAATAAAATAACATTGTCTGAGGAAAATATTATTAAGATTTTGAAACATTTCTTTGCTTATGAAATAATTGAGGATAAATATATATTGAATATTACTTCATCCATTTGGAATAAAATTAGTGATATTGAAAACTCTCTTTCGTTTATAAAAGAACAAATAATTAAAGAACATAATTTATCTCTAATTTCTTTTGATGATATTTATAATTATTATAAATCTTTTTGTATAAATAATTCATTTAAGTTTATCGTAAGCAAAAAATATTTTGAAAAGTATTTATATTATAAGTTGTCCGATTATGTTGTATATGAAAAATTTATAAAGGTAGAATGGGTTAATCATAATTGATTTATTATAATATCATAAATTTTACTATATTATAATATCATAAATTTTACTATATTATAATTGAAAATTATACTTTAACCAGAATTACCAGCAACAAATTGAAGAGCTACACCAGATGTTCCTTGACCTTTACCATCATATGAATGAGGTGACAAATAACCACCATAAGGCATGCCACCTTTCATAGGTTTAGCAGCGAGACTTGTGCTTGGTTGAGTTGTACCTGGTTGAGTTGTACCTGGTTGAGTTGCGCCTAGACTTGTGCCTGGTTGAGTTGTGCCTAGTTGAGTTGCGCCTAGACTTGGGTTTGGTTGATTCATACCACCTCTCATTTTACGGCTATGACCTTTTTTTGATGTGTGTTTATGGAATAACTTAAATTGACCTTTCTTGGCGACATAACCCAACTTTTTAAGATTTTTAATACTTTTCTTTCCTAAAGTATGCTTTCTCTTAGAGACAATGCGACCGTGTTTGTTCTTCATTAAATTACCCTTAGTGAGCCCACCTGATGTATGTTTGGCAGTTCCGTGCCATACTTGTGCTTTACTTCCTGTAGTTTGCATTATAAAATTAAATGAGAAAATAATTATTTTAAATTATTAATTATTAAAACGCAAATTAAAACCTATTAACTGGTGCCGAACCACTTCCACCAGGCATTCCTTCTATTCTACCTAAATAATTTACATTTAATGGTTGACCTAAATAAAAGTTACCATATTGAGAACTACCGCCTTTTGATGATTTAATTAATTGAGCTATTTTTGTTGCGTATGAAACCTTTGCTGATGCGGCATCAGAACCAGGCGTATTTTTATCATATTTATCAAGAATGCAAAAGCATGATATTGGAGAATTATGTGGATGAGATGCGTTATATTCTGCTACATAATTTATTAATCGTGAACTATTACCTCTTGAACCTGGTGTAAATCCTTGATATGAGTACATTAATATCTACTTTGATTTTATTTTCTATTTTTTATTTAAATAAAATTGATTTTTTAAAATAAGTTAAAAATTAAATTATATATTATTGTAAAGATGAACACGACTAACGATATTAATAGCGAATTATTCTTTGATGTCCAACAGAAGACTGATAAGCAGCATATCTTGGATAATCCAGATACATATATAGGTTCTGTTGAAAGTGTTGATGCCGATATGTGGATTATGAGCGAAGATAGTGAGAAAATAATTGAAAAAAATATTAATTATATTCCTGGTCTATTCAAATTGTTTGATGAAGGTATAGTAAACTGTCGAGACCATGTTGTCAGAATGAAAACCAAAGTTGATACAAATGTTGAGAATGCCTTACCAGTTACTCATATTGATATAAATATTGAGGCTGATGGAACAATTACTATGATTAACGATGGTAATGGTATTGATGTTGTACAAAAAGATGGTGTTTGGATACCTGAATTAGTTTTTGGTCATCTCAGAACATCAACAAATTATAATAAAGAAGAAAAGAAAATCGTTGGTGGTAAAAATGGATTTGGATTTAAACTTGTATTAATATGGTCTAGTTACGGAAGAATCGAAACAGTCGATCATATTCGTGGCTTAAAATATATTCAAGAATATAAGGATAATTTAGATGTAATCTGTAAGCCATCTGTCACTAAATGTAAAACTAAACCATATACAAAGATTACTTTTAAACCTGATTTTAAAAGACTTGGTATATCTGGATTAACCAATGATATGGTGTCACTTCTTAAAAAGCGAGTTTTTGATATTGGCGCTATTACTGATAAAATTATTAAAGTTAAGTATAATAATGAATTGATTCCTGTGAAAAATTTTGAGCAATATATTAGTATGTATATTGGTGATAAAACTGCGGCACCTCGTGTTTACGAAGCACCTGATGAACGTTGGGAATATGCTGTTGCGCTTACACCAACATCTGAATTCATTCAAGTGTCATTTGTTAACGGTATTCATACTTCAAAAGGCGGTAAA